CCATAGAGCAGGTCCGGTGCCTGGAGGATTATTAACACTACCAATATCATTTAATAATAGATATCTTGTACCAGCGGCTGGCTGTGTAATTGCTGTGGTAATATTAGATTTAGTCGGATCAATAATAGCATTAATGGGTGTTAGTGTATTGCTTGGAATAGTATCAATGTCTACATTAAAGATCAACAACGTTGGATCTGTTGGGTGGTAGGTTACTTTACCAATAACTTCAGTGAATCCGTCTTCTTGCAATAAACGTACCTGGCTAACACCATTATTTAAAGAACCGTATATAGCAACCAACGAAGCCCAATCATCTGGTGTTCCTACTTTAACAGGTGTTTGACTAATCGATTCTCCGTTGATATCTCTAGGAGTTTCTAATTCTGACTTTTTCAATAAGGTCAGCGTATTGCCGATTAATAATACTCCGTACATCATTGGTGTAAAATATTGTCTTGCTCCTAATAGATTAGCATCATTGAGTATAGCATCGCTTAGGTTGCCTTCGCCATCGTGTATGTTAGCAATAATCTTTTGAATAACTCCGAGTTTTTTAATTTTAGCAGGAGGACTAATCCAAACTGGCAATTTGAATGTAAGTGTAGCAACATCAATTGGATTGTCAGTACCAATCGGCACAGATCTACTAGTCCAGCTTGGGCTTTCTAAGTATACATAACTCAAACTGGTCCAATCGATATAATTATCTGTTGATTGTATTTCCATTGCAGGATTAAACAATGGAATAATTTGTTCAATTAATTGCAATTTTTGTTTAGTGTTACTGGTCCAGATATCTAGTTTAATTTCTAGTGTATATGGCACAGGCATTAAGCGTTCAATTGTAAAAGCATTACCTTGACGATTTTCGTATTCTTGAGTTTGCTCGTTGTAATAGCGTTCACGAATATTCATTTTACCAACAAAGTCTGGTTGTTGAATACGATCTTTATCATAGGTGATGTTTTGTATGTATGCGGCCATTGCAGGCACTGTGGGCATTACATTTGGAGTTGCATTTTGCGCAATAATAGCTGCAACCTGACGACTACCATCGCCGTAATAAACAGGAACACGTTGATATGTTATGTTACCATTTCGGTCAGCACCGAACTCAACTTGAAAGCCACTGACCATACGAATAAATTGTGCCAAGAAGCGTTCGATCTGCCCGTCGTAAAAAAATTTTTGATTAGCTGTCATTATAAGTTATCCGCTGATGGTCTTAAGGCTTGGCTTAGACTTTGTCGTTCGTTGATTACATGTGAATAAATTGTATATTCTAGCAAATCGCCATTTACGTAAGTATTTGCTACAGTAATACCTATAGTGCCGCCTGCATTTGATACTGTATTTGTAATCGCTACATTGTTTAATCTTGTCTTAGCACCATATGTGCTTAGGTATGGTACGTTGGTAACAACTAAACCACTTGAGAATGTAAATGATATAGTAGATGAATTTGCTTCTGGAACATACACGTTACTTGTTATACGTATAGCGTCCCATGCTATGCTATTGCTCATAAATTTATTAGTATCGTTAATGAATCCACTTAATTGTGTTTTATTACCAGCACCTGGTGTTAGGCTTGTTCTCACAGCGTCCTCTATTGCTACCCAACGGGTGCCATTGTATCTAAACAAACGATTTGGTGCAAAATCTAAACGTAAGAAATATTGTCCTTCTGTTGGACTTGCTGGGAAACCAACACCTGCATTAACAGTAGCACCGTTTGGTGGTAAGCCATCCCCAGTTAAGTATCCTTCTACTTTAGCAGTTGGTGTTACTAATATATTAGCATTGCCACCATCATCTACAGGTAAGGTATAAAATGCGCTGGTATCGTATCCGCTTTCAGGAACATCTTCTTCTGCACGGGTTACTACAGCGTCATTGATTGCAAGATATTTGTTATATGTACTCAAAACTTGACCTAAAGTGTTATTAGAATCTCCACTGTCTGTTGCAAGAACATTGTTAAGAATGTCTTTGTATTCTTGACTATCTACTAGCGGTTGTAATTTAACACGCCATAAATGTGGCCACCAAGTTGCTGCAAAGCCTTCTGCGGCACGACTAGCGTCTTGAACTACATAAAAACGTTTTAATGCAGCCGATATACCTTCATCCAATGGATAATAGTCAATTAAGTTTGGCATTTCCATTACATCACCGATCATAAGTTTACGACCAATGATGTCAATCATATCTCGGTAGTGAAATGTAGCAAACATAGTATCGCCAGTTAAGAATAGTCCAAATTGTTGTAGGTCAAAGTCGTTGTCATTGATGCGATATACACCACGCATAGTATATACGCTGGTGTCATATTTACGATCACGATTTTCTAAAAATAGTAAATCTTGTATACCAGTAATGCCGGTGCTAAGTGGATTAGTGTTGCCTGGAGATGTAGCACTTGTATTAGGTTGATCTAATGGACCCAGATATTTGTGAACATATAGATCTACACCACCAACGGTAAACATTTCGTGCATGACTCTACTAATGTAGTTGTCATCTTTACCTCGTTCTGGTTTGTATAAACTTAATCTTGGCATGCTAATTTCCTTATCTAGTATTTATCGCCGATTGACAAGCTATCCAAATGATAGTATAATACGAAAATGGAAAATAAGATACATTCAAGTTTAGATTGGCCCGCTGTACAAACAGCACTAGAAGCGCCACTACGTAAGATGAGCAAGTACACACACGAAATGTGGAATATTAGTCACAATATTGGTTTAATGGTTAAAGAACTAAGTAAAGAAGAAATCAATTGTCGCAGACAACAGAAGCAAACCAGACAACATAAAGAAATGTTAGATAAGATTAACGAAGAAATAACTAACTACGAACGCATGATAACCTTTGCAGTACTACTAGCAGGTTGACAATAAAAATTATATCTAGTATACTGGTTGTAACTGAGGATTTAGCAATGAGTTACAATTGGCGTTATAAGTATACCCAACCATATAATACAAGTAAGTATAATAGATTATTTGAAGCACAACGTATTATTACAGTTTCGAACGATTTATTTGAATTGGATAAGTTAGAACCTGTAGAGGATTTAACAGAAGCTAATAAATACCTCAGTAAATTTAGATTAAGGAAAGATAATGGCAATTAAGATCGAAGGCGCAAAAAAGAAGGCTAAAGTAAGTCGTGATCCTATTTTCGGCGACGAAAAATACACAGGAACTGAACCAATATGGGATACAGCACGTGCAGAAAAGTTTGACGATGCTGAATTTGATAACCATTTTCGGGTCAGCATGCGCTATTATAACTATTTTTACAGCGTAAAAGATCTTAAAAAATATCTAGTAGAATGGCTAAAACAAACAGCAGGCACAACACATAAACTAGATCTTGCAACTATTACACGTTTTGCCAAAAGCACAGACGGATATACTCCATTAACTGCCCCAGCAATTATCAAAGCACATGGACAAGGTATGCCCTTGCGTGAACGACATATTAAATATTTGATCGATGTTGTTAATCGTGCGTTAGAATTAGATGCAGGCGAAGAAAAAATTGCAGAGATTGTAGAAAAAACTAAAGCACCTACAATAAAAGTTCCAACCATTCAAGACCGCATGAACGAAATAATGAAGAAACATATTCTTCATTTTGAAATGCTTGAAGATCAATTATATGAGGGCAAGACAGTAGATCCTAAAGCATACGAATATCTATCAGGAAAACAAGTTCCGCAGGCAATGTTGGGTAAGATACAACTAACATTTGAAAAGCGTCATGCAGAAATTTCTGAAGCTAAGACTACCAAAGATGAAGATCTTAAAGATGCTTATGCTTATATGAAGCCAGCGGACTATAAACGCTATGATGCTTTCTATACTAAATTATTTGAAGGTATTGCTCAATATGGGCAAGTTAAGAAAGCAACTAAACGTGCCGCAGTACGTAAACCGCCACAAAAAGAAAAGTTAGTTGCTAAACTTAAGTATCTAAAAACAGATACTACACTTAAAGTGGTTAGTATAAATCCTGTAGATATTATTGGTGCACAGGTACTTTGGGTTTATAACATCAAATCTCGTAAGATTGGGCGTTACGTTGCAGAAGATCAAGGCGGGGCATTGAATATCAAAGGCACAACTATCATTGGCTACGATGAAAGTAAGAGTGTGCAAAAGACGTTGCGCAAACCGCCCGAACAAATTAAAGCGTTTATGTCGGCAAGTAAAGTTGATTTGCGTAAATTCTTAGATGGTATTAAGACTACAGAAATCAAACTTAACGGACGTATCAACGAAGATACTATCTTACTCAAAATATCTTAAACTCAAATTATCCTGTTGTTGATCATAAATACACAATAACAGGATAATTTAAATGTCTGATTTACCAGCAAACGTATCGTCAACAACAAGTAATCTTACTCCAAATCTGAGCTTACTTACTGATAGTCTATACGACCCAGTTAAAGGCACAGGTGCAGGACATATTGCCTTTGATGCTAACTTAGAAGCACAGTTAACTACAGTATCGAATCTACAAAACGATATTATCGATTATATTCGTTTACGTTTAGGTTATGGTATGATTGACGTTGAAGCCGATAAAGAACACTTTGATATGGGTATTAAGCAAGCTCTAATACGCTATCGTCAACGTAGCTCAAATGCAACAGAAGAAAGTTATGCTTTCTTAAACTTGCAACCAGAAACACAAGAATATATCCTACCCAACACTATTATGAACGTTAGACAAATCTTCCGTCGTGGTATTGGATCAGTATCGGGTACTACTGCATCACAGTTTGAACCATTTAGCTCTGGTTATTTAAATACCTACATGTTAGTGGCAGGGCGTGTGGGCGGCCTATCGAACTATGAATTGTTTGTGGACTATCAAAAGTTAGCCATGACGATGTTTGGTGGTTACATGAACTTTACATGGAATAAGGTCACTAAGAAACTAACAGTGGTTCGTAAAATGCCATTTGGTTATGCGGGTGCAACTGGAGCAAACACTGATGGCAACGGACAGTTTGAAAGTGTATTGCTTTGGATTGAAAACTACAAGCCAGATATTATGATATTAAATGATAACATGGCATTCCCGTGGATTCAAGACTATGCCTATGCACTAACAATGATGTCAATTGGTCAAGCTCGTGCTAAATTTGCTTCTATAGCAGGCCCACAAGGTGGTACTAGCTTAAATGGCGCACAATTAATTTCAGACGGCAAAGAGCTATTAGAAAGATTAGAAGATGAGCTTAAACGTTATGTTGATGGCGCAATGCCGTTAACATGGGTACAAGGCTAACCAAACTACTAGACACTGTAATACAACTGTAATACAATAGTATATCAATTAGGAGTTTTCATGAGTTCTATCATCGCCATCTGCGGCTTTATGGGGTCTGGTAAAGACACTATCGCCGATTATCTAGTTAATTTCCACGGTTACAAAAGAGAAAGTTTCGCCAACAGTCTTAAAGATGCTGTGAGCGTAGTGTTTGGATGGGACCGTGAACTACTAGAAGGTCGTACTAAACAAAGCCGTGAATGGCGCGAAACCAAAGATGAATGGTGGAGCAAACGTCTAAAGCAAGACATCACACCACGCTGGGTTTTACAGTACTGGGGCACAGAAGTAGTACGTAAAGGCTTTCACAATGATATGTGGGTGGCTAGTTTAGAGAATCGTCTAGCACACAGCAAAGATGATATTGTTATTACAGACTGTCGCTTTCCAAACGAAATTAAAGCACTTAAGAATATTGGTGCTAAAGTGCTTAGAGTTAAGCGTGGCCCTGAACCAAGCTGGTACGAGCATGCTGAGAACTATAACAAAGGGCAAAAGTACATTGGCTGGGCCATTGGCAAACATCATTTAGATGAAGCTGGTGTTCATGCTAGTGAGTATAGTTGGGTAGGTAGCAAGTTTGATAAGATTATTACCAACGACGGTACTATTGAAGACTTATACGAACAAGTAGAATCGCTATTAAAAGTCAGGGACCAAGTCTCCTTGACGCCAACCTAGACCTTCTCGAGCTACTTCAT